GGCGCGTCGAGCTTGGCATCGGCGCTGATGTACAAAAACCAGCCAACGGATTGCAGCGCGTCGAGTTTGGCGTTGGCGTGGATGTACAAAGACCCGGACACTTCCGTCAAATCGCGGTACTGGTCCGCGTTCTCCGCCGTGATTATCAGATTGCCTCTGTGGATTCTCATTTGTTGCCTCTCAGTCCGTTTTTAGAGATAATCCGCTTAACTTTCGCGTTTGCCTTCACGTCTTCCGCAGTCTTAATCGCGTGGCATGGCTTGCAAAGCGCGCGTAAATTATCGCGGCCATTGCAGCCGCCGTGAATGATGGCTTGATGGTGGTCTATGTCATATTTGCCGGTTATAAACTCGCCGCAGATCGCACACGCGCCATTTTGCGCGTTAAATATCGCCTCGCGGCACTTGCTTGTTAATTTCACGCGCCTAATCATTTGCGGCAATCGTGCGATTGTGTTGTTTTATCGCTTCCGCTATTTCCTCTGGATCGACCAAAGGCTTCCAATTCATGCCGCCCTTTTTGTAAAAGGCGGCACTCCAATCATCGGATAGCATCTGCGCTGCACCTGTCGGATTTATTACTCCCAGTTCTTCCTCGTCTTCAAACGGAACCGGCGCGGCATATCCTGCCCAGTATATGCCGCCGTTTGATGGCAGACGCGCATATTCGCAAGCGCTGGGTGGGCATATTTCGTCCACAATCTCGGCCAAACGCAAAACGCTGGACGCGCTGATAAACCCAACTAGATCATGGTTTTCTGCAACTCTCACGACATAGCAAGTCACGCGGCCCTCCCGGCATTTTGTTTTAGAACGTCTTGCGGCGTGGAAATCATGGCGGATATAACGCCTAGCACGGCGTCCTTACTCGCCTGAAATTCCTTCGCGCCCATTGATTTTTTGCTCTGGCTCTTGGCTGTGTAAACCGTCACAATGCAATCTGAGTGCATCACAACGGCATATTCATCCATCGGCGCGACGAAAGCGGCAATTCGTTCCGCTTCATCCTTCGATGCGGCAACAATCGACCGGCTGTTATAATAACCGGCCTTGATAAGCGCATATTTTCGCAAGTGTTCCGATGTTGGGAACCTATCTGCAATCGCTTCCGGGAGATTGTTCCAGGCTTCCGCGATCATGGCGAAGTAATGATTGTGCGATGATGTAGAGCGATCCTCGATAATTCCTAGCCGGTAACGCTCGCCATCGACAAAAACACGGCAAGCGTAATTGGGATTTGCTGGAACCATCACGGCGCGCTCTGCATCAAAACGGAAAACCGTTGGCGTTGGCGTTGGCGTTGGCGGAGGCATCGGCGTGGGCGCGGTAATTTCAGACATTGTTATTCCTGATAATCTCGGCGCGGCGGGCCTCCAGAACCTTTTTCAGTTCAAGCGCGTCCGTCTTGGATTTGGCCCAAAAGTCTTTCAACGCCGCCCGATTGGTTTCTTCCCATCCGACCAGGTCAGGGATTGTGTTACAGCCACGAATGAACGCCGCCGCCTTATCGGCAAATTGCCCAATCGGGACAGGCTGAATAGGATCAGATGGAAACCAGCTCACAAAGATTGCATCCTTGCCGCCTGTAGAAATAAGCCGCTGTTCCTTCTCGTAATTGTCAACGGCTTCACTGGCCGTCATTTCAACGCCCGCGCGTTCCATTTCGTCGTTTGTGTATAGGCCGCTCAAATCCTCCGGCCAGCCGCGCCGTAACGCTTGCGCCTCCGCAACCTTGGCAATCATGAGCTTCGGCATACGATACCAATTCGAGCGCTTATCCAGCTCGAATATGCCGGTAGGGACGCGCTTTCCTGCTTCCTGGCTATATTCCCATTTCTCAGTCATTGGGCAAAATTCATCCCAATTGGCCGTTCCGGCGACCTGATACCATTGCCCGTCCGGCCCAAGCTTCCAGCACTTGACCGTCGCGGAAATGATGCCAGCCGGATTTGTCTCCGATTTCAAAGATGGATCAATTTCGAGAATTGGCGCGTCATTGTCCGGGCGGTAATCCTTGCAACGGGACGCAATCGCGCGGTAGCCGTCGATGCCGGTAATGATCGCCATCTTGCGCTTTTCCGGCTTATCCTTGGAGTACACAACGGCGTAAATTTGCTTACGGAATGGATCAAGCCCAACTCGCCGCGCGGCTTCGCAGAACAGATCAAACTCTGTAACAGTGCAATCAGCCGCAACCGTGCGTCGGATTAGATCGAGCTGCTTCGCGTTGTATTCGATCTTTGTCACGCCGTTCATTATGATCTCCTAATGGAAAGCGTAATCCCGCCATTGCCCATGGCAGCGCCAGGAACGGCAATCCCGCCTTTAAGCGCATCTCTCACGCGCGTCTTATCAAGGACAGGATCGCGCGGCTTCCAGAACTCGGCGGGAATAGCAGCCTCGTCGATGATCTCAACGCCTGGAGATACGGCCCTAACCGTTATCGTGGCGTCCGGGAGCGTCATGGTCTTAATCTCGCCAATCGTCATCGCTTGCAAGATTGCCTCACGGCACCTTTCGACGCGGGCGCACAGTCTGGCTTCGCGCGATTCCAGGCTTTTCAATAGCGCGGCAATGCCAGCAAGCTGAATTTCATCCTCGCGAATTAGAGCCATGACGGATGAAATAGCTTCATGTAAGCCAGTTTCGCATTCGATTGTGTCGCGTATCAATTCCGCATCATCGGAAAAGACCGCTCCGATTGTGTCGCGTAGCGATTGCGCCGCCGCCATTTGGCGGGAAAGCTCACGTTCTGGATTATCAGTCATAACCATCCCCTTTGAATTGCTGCAACGAAAAGGCCGATCAAAACCGCGCATAGCGCAAGCTCTGCATATCCGCGCCACGTTAGAACGTGGCCGCTATTCCGGCGTCTCATAGGAACGTCACCAAAATAAAGATGATGACTGCCACGCTCGCGAAGGCGATAAGCTCTTGCCATATTTTCATTATATCCTCCCGGTTCTTTCAGGGCTGCTAAGAAAGTCTGCGTTTTCTTCCTCTTCGCGCAATTCCTCGGCGCGTTCATGCATGGCTTGGAGCAATTCGTCCGGGCCGTCTTCCCACGTGCCATCGGTGCGGAGGACGACAATCATGGCGATATTGCCCCATTCGTCGATGCCCTCCACAAGCTCGCAAGCATCGTCGAGCGTTTCGCGCATGAAGGTCTCGCCGTCTTTAAGAGAAACGATCCAGCATTTGTCCGTCATGGCCGCTCCTCGATTGTGATGGTAAATTGCTTATTACAGTTTCCAAAATTCGCAAAAATAACCATTTCGGAATCGCGGCAGTACACTTTTACAAGCCCATATTTTGGCTCGTTTTTCGTGTGATGATCGGCGAGAAGATCAAGAATATGATCTGCTACCCATCCGACATTGATGCGCTCGCCTTCGATCATGCTCCCACCCTTTCGTGATCTGCGACCGTTTTCCGATATTCAATAATCTGGCCTTCTCCGATGACGGCGCGCTCACCGATCAAAACCCGTTGCTTGATTTCCGCGCCTGGGCCGATCCATGCGCCCGCACTAATCTTGGCGCGGTAACGGACGATTGCGCCGGGGCCGATAAACGCGCGCGGGCCTATCCTGGCGGTTTTGTCAACTATGGCCGATGGATCGACATGCGCGGAAAGGGCTACAATCCCGCCATTCGTGCCGTCAGGATTAATGTGACGGCGGCTGGGGATTTCCGGGCCGAATTGCTCAAATCGATGTAGAAAGGTTTGCATAGCCGACACTATATACGCCGCGCGCAAATAGCTTGCAACAGAATTTATGCACTAATTGCATAATTATTCTATTGACGTATAATTCGCCCTAGGTATAATCCGCCGCGAAGCACTAACTATGTGGCATTTATGGACGTTAAAAAATGGCGTGAAAACATGGGGTTAAGCTCCACGCAAGCCGCCGCTGTATTGGGTCTAAGCCAGCCGTCCGTCTCACGGATCGAGCGGGGCGAGCAATGGCCGGACCCTGAAACCATGGAAAGACTAGTCCAAGCCAGCGGCGGGGCCATTACCCCGGACGCGATGCATACACACTATATAACCACGCGGCGCGGCCATGCCAGCCAGGGGGAACCCGCCGCATGATGCCAGGTAGCGCCCAGCTTAACCCCACTTGCGGCGCTCCGGCATGGGGAGAGGGCGCGGCCTGGCGTCCTCTCCCTGACCTTTTTAACAGCGCCTCCGCCAGCGCCCACGCCCCCGCCCACGCCAACGCCCACGCCAATGACTGACAGCCACGCGATACCGTTAACGATTTACGCACCATCTACTGATGGGTTTCGCGTCCGCACGCCGCCGAGCTGGACGGCTGATTTAACCATCATGACGCTGTTTGACGATTATCAAATGGCCGATCACGGTTGGCGAAAATCCAAAACGGAGATCGAGGACTTAGGCGTAACGCAAGGTTGGCGATTCTGGAGGATTTCCAAAAAATGAGCGATTACGGGACAGCGATCAATGCCCTTTCGCGTGCGACAAGACGCGAGCGCGACATTCTCGATTTTATCGCGTTTTACATCATGGACACGGGCAAATCGCCGGGGCTTACAATAATCGCGCGCGGCACGCCGATAAAACATCGTAACCAAGTGCAGCGCTCCGTGAACAATCTCATTCGCTTAGGGCTTTTGCGTAGGACGAAGCAAGGCTTGGAACTTATCTAGGGGCGATCAATGGATGATCTATTTTCATGGAACGCGGGCAGCAAGGCGCGGGCGGATGATCCTGTCACGAGCAAAGATGCCGCCGTAAACGCAGGCAAATTCGCGCGAAAACATCACGAGCTAATCCTATCATATTTGCATCGCATCGCCCCGGCTTCCGCGACATATGAACAGATCGCAGATGCAACAAACCTAGACCGTCATGCCGTAGGGCGGCGGCTAAAAGAGATACGAATTGACGGCGGCGCGATCATTACCGGAATTGGAAAGCTAAAAAGCGGGCGTTCCGGGCAACTATGGGCGGCACACGGAGACAAAAAATGACAATCCGCCGAGGCAATCTTATCGTCATGGCTAAGAACTCGGGCCAGTACCGCGATCTTACGGAAGTAACGGGGTCTTTGGCCATCAACACCGGAGCCAAGCTCTACGCGCCCGCGCTGGCAGCATACGGAAGCGAAAAATTCCAGGAGGCGGTGAAATGATCGAGCGCCGCCATATCCCGCCGCGCGAGCTTGCATTCGATCTGCCATTCCCGCCGTCGCTCAATACCATGTACCCGACATTTAACGGGCGGCGCGTGACATCGGAGGCATACAAAGAATGGCAATTCGACGCCGGTAAATATCTAATGACCGTGCGGAATAGATTTATGTCTGGGCAAGTGGAAATTTCGCTGACATTCTCCGAACAATCGCGCAAGATGGATTTGGACAACCGTATCAAGCCCGTCCTCGATTTGCTTGTTAAAAACTCTATCATAGAAGGCGATCATAATCGCGTCGTGCGCAAAATCACGGCGCAATGGGGGGATGCTTGCGGCGTTCATGTGGAAATAAAACCAGCGCCGCAATGGGTTTGCAGACGAAAAGCGGAGGGGTAAATGACGCGATCATATTCCGAATTTCTGGCGGCGAAAAAGCTATCGCCAATGCAGAACGGTATAGAGCCTAAAGCGCTCCCGTCCGTAATGATGCCTCACCAGGCCGATGCAACGGCATTTTGCTTGCGAGTAGGCAGAGCCGGTCTATTCCTAGAAACCGGCCTAGGAAAAACCATCTGCGAGATGGAATGGGCGCGGCAAGCATCCGAGGCAACAAACGGGCGCGCGTTAATTCTTACGCCGTTGGCCGTCGCAAAACAATTCGAGCGCGAAGCCACTAAATTCAATATCAGCGGCGTGCGCGTTATTCGCGATCAGTCCGAAGCCAAGGATGGTATTAACGTCTGCAACTATGACCGATTAGATAAGCTCGACGTTTCGCAATTTGGCGCTGTTGCCCTGGATGAAAGCTCAATTCTAAAGTCATTTACTGGTGCAACATCGCAATCGCTTCGCGATATGTTTTCCCGCCATCGCTTTCGTCTTTCAGCGACGGCAACTCCCGCGCCTAACGATACAATGGAATTGGGCCAACACGCCGAATTTCTTGGAACTATGAACAGCGTAGAGATGCTATCTAAATTCTTTATCAACGATACATCAACTGCATCACAAGAGTGGCGGCTTAAGGGCCATGCGGAATTGTCATTTTGGGATTGGATGGCGTCATGGGCGATCATGGCAGAAAGCCCGGCTGACTTTGGGCATGACGCAACAGCATACAAATTGCCGCCGCTTGAAATAATTAAACACCATACCGGCGCACATGCCGATTTGCCCAAGGATGGATTATTTGCCGCCGATGTCAGCGCAACGAATATCTTTGACATCAAACGCGCGACAACTAACGCAAGGGCCGATGCTATCGCGGCCATCGTCGCCAGAGAAGCCAAAGAGCCATGGATTATATGGTGTGACACAAACCACGAAGCGGACGCAATGCTAGAGCGTATGCCGGACGCTATCGAGGTTAGAGGCTCGCAATCCGTGGACGTAAAGGAAGAAAAGTTAGAAGCATTTTCTTCCGGCAACGCGCGCATTCTGATTTCAAAGCCGTCAATCTGCGGGCACGGCATGAACTGGCAACACTCAGCGCGCATGGCTTTCGTGGGCCGGAGCTTTTCCTACGAAACATGGTATCAGGCCGTTAGGCGCTCATGGCGATTTGGTCAAACGCGGACAGTCAATGTTCATATCGCCGTGGCAGAAGGTGAAGACCAAATAGGCCGCGTGATCGAACGCAAAAGCGCGGACCATGCGAGAATGAAGCGAATGATGGCGGACGCAATGAAACGCGCGCTAGGACGCGAGGTGCTTACGAAGATTGGATATAACCCAGAACACTATGCGGAGGTTCCTCAATGGCTGATGGTATCGTAAACTGTCTGAATTCACATCACGGCGATAAATACACGCTCTATAATGGCGATTGCGTTGATGTTATGCGCCAATTGCCGGATGGATGCATGGGTTTTTCCGTGTATTCGCCGCCGTTTGGATCGCTCTTTGTCTATTCGGATTCGATTGCAGATATGGGCAATTCATCGTCCGATGGTGAGTTTGAGGAGCATTACACATACGCGGTGAAGGAAAAATTTAGGATCACAAAGCCGGGAAGGCTTACCGCAGTGCATTGCTCCGATCTCCCCATGACAAAATGGAAAGACGGCGCAGTTGGCATCAAGGATTTCTCAGGCGATATAATCCGAATTCACGAAAGCGCTGGATGGATTCTGCACGGACGGCGCACAATCTGGAAATGCCCTGTTGTGGAAATGACGCGCACAAAACATGTAGGATTGCTCTACAAGCAATTGCAGAAAGATAGTAGCAAGTCGCGCGGTGGTATGCCCGATTATCTTCTCACATTCATAAAGCCAGGAGATAACGCAATACCAATCAGCCATACACCAGAAGATTTTCCACTTGATAAATGGCAGGAGTGGGCATCGCCGGTATGGATGACCGTCAATCAATCAAACGTCTTAAACGTCAAAATGGCGCGCGAAGAAAAGGATGAGCGGCATTTATGCCCATTGCAATTGGATGTCATAGAGCGCGCGCTGATTATGTGGAGTAATCCCGGCGATGTTGTTCTATCGCCATTTTCCGGCATAGGATCTGAAGGTTATGCCGCGCTGAAATTGCGCCGCAAGTTTATTGGCATCGAGTTGAAGGATGCTTACTTTCGTCAAGCCTGCAAATATCTCGATGGGTTAGACAATCAATCGGATTTACTCGCAACCATGGCATAGGTGCAAAATGACAAACGCGCGGCTATTGCTTCACAGGACCAATTCTCACGCCGCGCTGTTGGCGGCATTTCATAACGAGGGACGGGAGTTTGCATCTGCCGCGTCTCAATACGTGATCGACGGCGCGTCAATGGCCCTTGTCGATATTATAGGCCGGGATAACGCGGCCATTGTGATCTATGGAATTGCGGACAAGATCGCCACAAAAGGCGAATTGCCGCCAATTCCTTTAGACAAAAAGCCGGACATTATAGACCGCAATCGCTTGCAGATCACATGGTTTATTCTTGGCGCGATCACGGCTTGCGCGGCGTCGATGGCAGCGATCCTTCTAGGCGTAAAATGACAGACCGGACAACGTGCAGCACCATTAAGATCAGGACCGATTTTGGCCCGATATTTCTCCATGTCGATCACGATGGGCCACGGATTTACGGGCTTACATTCTCACAGCACACGCGATTTTCCGGCACGCCAGTCGGAAACGCCCTCGGGCAAATATGCGATGCAATCACGGAAATAATCATGCGGGAGAATAGCAATGACGGTAAAGATGCCGGAAAAATTTAAGCACAAGGGCGCAAGTGTTCACGCTCACAAGGCAAAGCCAACTTGTTTCGTTCAGGGCTGCAAAAAGCCGCCATCGCCAGGGGCGAAAATGTGTGTGGACCATGAATGGAAACCATTAACAAGCATCCCGCTTTCACGGTTAATGGCGGGGCGGGCTTGAGGCAAAATCCATGAGCGGGAGATGGTTTCGGTTCTACGATAGCGTGCCAGATGACCCTAAAGTTGGCCTCTTGACCCCCGAGTTGTTCCGATCTTGGGTCTATTTTCTCTGCATTTCATCCCGGAATAAAGGCGTAATTGGGGACGATTTGAAAGCACTATCCTATACGCTCCGCGTATCCAAAAAATGCACGCATGATTATATCCAAGCGCTTGTTAGTGTTGGGCTATTAGATAAAATTGATGGGGGATGGACCCCTCATAATTGGGGATCGAGACAGTACAAATCGGACGTTTCAACCGAGAGAGTGAAACGTTTCAGAAACGTTTCAAAGACCGTTTCAGAAACGCCCCCAGATACAGATACAGATACAG